CCTCGCTGATCCTGATGAAGTTGCGCTCACCACGCTCTTCCGCTTCTGTCAGTCTCTTATTTAGTATATCTGACCATGCCCTTGAATTTATCAGTCGGCCTTTTATCCGGCACTCGCCGACCAAGATACAACCTCGTGTGTCGTTCTGGTCATTGCCTGGATGTATCATCACCGAAGTGAAGCCCTTGACGTTTTGCAGGTACGGCATCGGACGTTTGAACGTCGGACTCATCTTCATCTTCAGTTCGTATTCACCAGCAGGGATAGCCGTCTGGCCGTAAATTTTACCTTCACCCGGATCATTGAAATCACCGTCATCATTCAGGTCAATCAACTCACGCACGGGGTCTTCCAATGTAGAACAAAGAAACTCAACCCCGTCATAAATACGCCCCATTGTAAACAGAGGTGTGTGATCTTTGCGGTAAAGGTAAAGTGTCATCAGAATGTAATGTTTGACCCGACCATGATAAACCAGTTCGCCTTTGCCGGGGAATCCTTCACGAAATCATACCCTATCCCGAATGAAGGACTAAGCCCGTAGAAGTCAAACGCAGAAGCCGTGACAAGAATACCCATGTTTGGCCTCTCCTGTGTCGCCAGAGACAACTGTGCCGCAAAGGAATACACATTGTAAGGTTCGCCGTTAACGAGCTTATAAAGGCTGTAAGAGGCTCCAAATCCTATGCGCGAAACAATAGATGTTTCAAATGCCGAGAACTTGCCGTCAATAAACACAGGCTTAAACACCGGACCGGCAATAGTAAACTCCGGTCGGATGAGCAGTGTACCCGTCAGGGCTTTGTCTGCCGTGAACTGATCTGCGGTCACGGGCTGAAAGAAACCGCGAAACGGCGACTGAGCCGCAGCCGACAGAGAGAACGCGACAAAAGCGAAAAGAATCAATATCCGTTTCATGCGTCAGTGGATTTGAACATCAGGATGATTGCGGAGATGTAACCGATCAACTGAGATGAGATAGTAACAATCTGCCCCAATGTGTCGGTCAGTACGGGTGCTTGTTCGGGTGTGACCTTACCGGCTGCAAGCAGGATAGAGACAATCAGGTTAATTGCCATCAGGACAATACCTGTGATTGTGGTGATAAGGTTCCGCGTAGGAACAGAACGGTCGTAAAAGTTTTTCGTAATCATGATTATTAATTTTGTTAAACTTTAAAAGTCAATCAAATTTAAATCTTTTTATAAAACAATCTTCTGTAAAATCACATTTATTTTATCATCACTCACAAATCTGTCAAGATACAGGCCTTCATCTTTCCCGTCTGATTCGTCACCTGAAGTGTCTTTTCGCCATGTTCCGTGCGATGAGTTATGCACAATAAGCGTCTGACCCTGACCTATAATGCGATCCTGAAGAAAGTCCGGCCCTTCAATCGTTGGTATTTGGTCAAAGTCCGCAGAGGGCAGATAAACACGGATAGTGTTAAACCATTCCCGCCATGTCATGCCCGCCTTCAGTAGCTTATAGGCATAATACGAAAATGCCCCTACATATTGATTCCCTATGAAAGCATCTGCGGCGGTCTGGTGTTCGCTGCACGCTGAGATAGTTATCCACTTCATGAACTCTGACCGTGCAAACTTCCTGATTACTTTCTCCGGTTCAGGCTCACCAAGATCAATAAAACGGTTCTTACGATAAGTGTTCTCACTATTGCGTGTTGCCGTGCCTGAGAAGCAGCTATCCATAAGTATCACCACCGTCGCCCCTGGCTGAAGTAAACTCACAGCCTTGTCAAGTGATTCAAGATAGTTCTTTTCGGTTGCATCCCACTCAAAGAACTTATGCGTTACAATTCCTGGTATGATGTTCGGCCATGTTTTGAGAAAGTTATTCCCGTCGTTCAGACATCCCTTGAGATCATTGCCGCTGCCGTAGGTGTTTTTACAGACGGTGATTAACCTTGCGTCAGCCTCAACCATTTCTATTGATTTACGTTTAAAGCACATCTTTTACCTCCTTTACAGCATTAAATAATCCCCTCA